TAAAACTCAATTTAAAAACAACAAACAGGGCTGGACATCTAAATTAATGACTCCAAAAGGGGTTAATACTCCTTATATTGGTAGTTATATGAATAGTAAGCTAGGAGATGTTAAAGTTAATAATAAGAGTTTAGAAACCTTTTACGGAGATAAAATAAAACCATAAGAAAGGATCAATGGATTTAGAAAGCACTATTGTACAACTCAATCGTTTCATGACACAGCGCCTTCAAGTGCTGTCGTTGTCCGTTACTTCAGGAGGTATTGACAACATGGAAAAATACAATTATATAATAGGACAGATTAACGCCCTAGAGGCAACCAGACAGGAACTCTCTAACCTGCTAGATAACAAGGAGCAAAAAAATGAAGGAACAATCATCGACATCAAGCCAAGAGATCCCCAAAAATAAACTTGGATTAGAAGATAAATACAAAAAACAACATGAAGATTTGCCTAGACCTACGGGTTGGCGACTTTTAGTTTTACCTTACAGAATAAAAGATAAAACTAAAGGAGGAATTGTACTAGCTGAATCTACTTTAGAAAAACAACAAGTAGCTTCACAGTGCGGTTTGATTTTAGCAATGGGCCCACAGTGTTATCAAGATAAAGAAAGATATCCTGAAGGTCCGTGGTGCAAGGTCGGAGAGTGGGTAATGTTTGCCCGTTATGCTGGCTCTAGAATTAAGATTGAGGGAGGAGAAATTCGTCTTCTTAATGATGACGAAATATTAGCAACCATCAAGAGTCCACAGGATCTCTTGCATGAATTTTAACCATAGGAGGAACTATGCCTGACGAAGAAAAGCAGAAACCAAGTGAGAAAGAAGTGGATATTGATACTTCTGGCCCAGGGGTCGAAGTTGATGTAGCCGAGCCTAAGGAGGAATCTGTTGTAGAGACGAAAGAGACAGAAAAGGAACCAGTAATCACGGAAGAAGAAACAGAAACAGAAACCGTTAAAGAAATTAAAAAAGAACAAAAACAAGACGACGAACAACTTGAAGACTATAGTAAGGGCGTTCAGTCTCGTATTGCAAAATTAACTCGTAAGATGCGTGAAGCTGAAAGGCAAAGAGACGCAGCTACCGAGTATGCAAAATCGGCTGATGAAAGTCGCAAGACGTTAGAACAACGTTTTGTTAAGACAGACTCTGACTATATGAAAAAGTTTGAGTCGAGCATCAAGGAAGGAATGGATTCAGCGCAAAAAGATTTGGCGCGTGCCATTGAGTCTGGAGATGCCAAGGCACAAGTCGAAGCCAATAAAAAGATCGCTACTTTAGCATTTGATAATGCTAGATTAGAACAAAGCAAAGAGATACGAGAAGAAACACCAGCAAAACCTGCTGATGTGAGAGAACCTCAACAACCTTCTTCTCAACTTTCTGCTTCTGATCCACAGGCTGATGCTTGGGCTGGAAAAAACACATGGTTTGGTCAAGATCGAGCCATGACATTTACTGCGTTCGAAATTCATAAAGATTTAGTGAACAAAGAAGGTTTTGACCCTAAATCCGATGAATATTATGCTGAAGTAGATAAAAGAATTCGTGTTGACTTTCCGCATAAATTTGGTACAAGTGATAGTAAATATACGACCACGCCCGTTCAGACGGTCGCTTCTGCAAAAAGAAGCGTGAAGCCTGGTCGCAAAACTGTGAGACTCACTTCTTCACAGGTCGCTATCGCGAAAAAATTAGGAGTGCCACTCGAAGACTACGCAAAACAATTAAAAAACACGAAGGGAGTAGTATAAGCGTATGACAGAACAAGATACAAAATCACCTCGTGCGAGCCAAACACGGTCAAAATCTGAGAGACCAAAAGTGTGGGTTCCTCCATCATCTCTAGATGCACCTCCTGCGCCTGAAGGATTCAGGTACAGATGGATTAGAGCTGAAACAATGGGATTTCAAGATACGAAAAACATAACTGGACGATTAAGAGAAGGTTATGAATTAGTTCGTGCCGAAGAAGTCGAAAATGCTTCAGATTATCCAGTCGTCGATGACGGCAGATACAAGGGGGTAGTAGGGGTCGGTGGCCTTTTGCTTGCAAAGGTACCAGAAGAGATTGCGAAGCAACGTGAGGATTACATGCGAGGACAGCATGAAGCCCGTAACGAAGCTGTAGAACACGATCTTATGAAGGAGCAGGATAAGAGGATGCCTATCAATATTGAAAGGCAGTCTCGTGTAACCTTCGGTGGTACAAAGAAGTAATTTTATTTCTACGGCGTAATGCCTATCATCGATTTTAATTAACCGTTTACAGGTAAAACTGTAAACACAAGGAGTAAAAAATACTATGGCAAACCTAAATACAGTAGGGTTTGGGTTGATTGCTGCGGGAACTATTGGTTCCACGCCTGCAACTCAAGGTCAAGGTAAATACTATATCGAGACAGCGTATGCTACGTCGATATTTCAGGGCGCATCAGTTTTGATGAAGGCTGGATATATCAACCAAGGGCAAGCGGTTGTTACCGAGAAAAGTATTGGTATTTTTAACGGATGTTTCTACAACGCGGCTACAACATTAAAGCCAACTTGGTCGAATCATTTTGTTAAAGCTACCGCTCCAGCAAATTCCGAGAACGCACAGGCATTTGTTATTGACAATAAGGACCAACTATTCGTTGGCGTAGGTGCAGCAGCTGTTCCTCAAACAAACATTGGTAAAACATGTGGTTTGACGGTAGTTGCGGCTGGCGTAGCGACAGGTGGTTCTACAATTAATGGTCAATCTGATTCTTTTCTTCTGACGGGGGCTACGAATAATACCCTCCATCAATGGAGATTAGTAAGAACAGCAGAAGATCCATCTAATAACGACATAGCATCGGTTAACGGTTCTTATGTTGTGAGTCATAACTTAAACCAATACGACACTGCGGTTTCTTGGCAATAAAATAGGAGTATATAGAACATGGCAATATCACGAGCACAGCTAGTTAAAGAACTAGAGCCTGGCCTAAATGCACTATTTGGGCTGGAATACAAAAGGTATGAAAATCAGCACGCTGAAATTTATACTCAAGAGTCTTCTGACAGAGCTTTCGAAGAGGAAGTTATGTTATCAGGATTCGCTAACGCAGACGTAAAAGCAGAAGGGCAAGGCATCTCTTATGATGACGCGCAAGAAACTTTTACCGCACGTTACACTAATGAGACTATCGCTCTCGCATTTGCAATAACAGAAGAAGCTATCGAAGATAACCTCTACGATAGAATCGCTTCTCGTTATACAAAAGCTTTGGCGAGATCTATGTCGAATGCAAAAGAAATTAAAGGTATCAATCCATTAATTAATGGATATGGAACTTTTAAAACAGGCGACGGTGTCGAACTGTTTAGTGCATCGCACCCAACAATTGCGGGTACGTTCGCTAATACTTTAGGCACGGCAGCAGATCTTAACGAAACATCATTGGAGCAGTCTGTAATAGACATCGCTGCAATGACGGACGAACGTGGTCTTAAAATTGCGGCTAGACCGACTAAGATGATTATCCCGTCGGCGCTACAATTTACTGCTGAGAGATTATTTAAATCTCAAGGTAGAGTGGGAACAGCTGATAATGATATCAATGCAATCAAATCTATGGGTTCAATCCCTGGCGGTTACAGAGTGAATAACTTTTTAACTGATATTGATGCATTTTACATCATGACAGACGTACCTAATGGTATGAAAATGTTCAACCGTGCTCCATTGACAACTGCAATGGAAGGCGATTTCGATACTGGCAACGTTAGATACAAAGCTAGAGAAAGATACAGCTTCGGCTGTTCTGACCCTAGAGGTATCTTTAGTTCTCCAGGAGCGTAATAACATTAGAAGTGAGGCCGCCTCAAAACGGCCTCATTTCGTTTATAAAGTAAGAAATTAGACTTATGAAAAACTTCCGAGTACAAATTCGCTACCATGGCTATTATGCTGACTTTAATATTTCAGCGGAAGATACAGCTATTGGTATTGAAAAATCAATCCTTGACAAACTAGGTAAAAATGAGGTAAAATTTGATACTGATGGATTTACTAGTAAAACTGGTAAATGGATAACTTATGAGGAAGTTATAAATGACGGAAGACCTATACAATACGAAGAGGTCCTTGGAGTTAGAATGGCAACAGGAACATCTGAAGGACGGCAAGCATAATATCAGGATGATTGAGATTAATAGAAAAATCCAAGATATTATTAAAGAGATTGTCGCTCAGGAATTTGTCGAAGATACTCGTTCGGCAAAAGTAGCCCAAGCTAAGGCCCAAGTTTCGATAGCCACTTAAGCGCTATCACAAAATCAACTTTTTACTATAAGATCACTTGCGCCAAATTTAAATTTGGGGTATAGATGAAGTACTATACATTTTTAAACTGAATACTGACGAGTATAGTCGACGACCTAGAGACAGTATTCACATAATCTAGGAGGATTATAACATGGCAACAACACGTTTTAGAGGACCAGTTCTGCAAGGTAAATTTAACGAAGCAGGTGTAACTGGATATAACCTTAAAGAAGAAACAGGGGCTACAGCAGTCCTTATTGGAGATAGTGGTAAAACTTTTACTTGTCCCAAAAATGCAACAACAGCAGGAGCATCGGTGACTTTCACCCTGCCTGCAGTAGCAGCTAACGAAGGATCTGTTTTTACATTTGTAAACACAGGTTCTGATGGCACTAATCAAATAGTAATAACTGGTGCAGCGGGTACTGA